AGCCGTATGATTTTTACATTTACAACTACTATAGAATGGAAATCTACTTTAAGTTTTTTCAACACTCAAAATTTTCAGAGATGGTCAATAGTTAATCATGATATTAAACATGGTGGTACTTGGGAAACATATAAACAACCGGCAAAAGAATATATATATAAATATTTAAAGGATGAAAATTATAGGAAGAATAAAACAAAGGAACCTTCATTGATTAAGATTTTGCAAGGGTCAACTGATGAAAACTATGATTATATTTATAGACAAAAAAGAAGAGAAAATCCAGAAAGAATTAAATTAGTTTTAGAAGATGGTCAGTTCTGGAGAAGGAACGAAAATGTTCCATCTGAGATTTATGAAAAAATATTAAAGGAAAAATAATGTACGAATATAAATGCAAGATTATTAAAGTAATAGACGGTGACACAGCTGATGTAGATATTGATCTAGGTTTCGGTGTATGGATGAAAAAACAGAGAGTTCGTTTCTATGGCGTGGACACACCTGAGTCGAGGACAAGCGACAAAGAAGAGAAGGTCTATGGTCTTATGGCTAAGGAGTTTGTTCAGAACCACCTTCCATTAGGTTCCACACAGACTCTACGCACCAAGAAAGACGGTGTGGGTAAATATGGGCGTATCCTTGGTGAATTCCTTTATGAATATGAATATGATGGCGTCACTATTAAATCAACAGTCAACGAAGAACTTATTAAGACGCACAATGCGGTTCGTTATTTTGGACAGTCTAAAGATGACATCGCAGAAGAGCATTTACAAAATAGAGAATTTCTTAAATAATGGCTGATAATCAATATTTGGGTAATCCTAATCTCAAGAAGGCAAATGTAGCCCAAAACTGGACGAAAAAAGAACTTGTTGAGTACCAGAAATGTATGGAAAATCCACAATATTTCATAGAAAACTATGTAAGGATTGTATCTCTTGATGAAGGTCTTATACCATTTAAGATGTATGACTTTCAGAAAGAAATGGTTGGTACGTTTCACAGTAATAGATTTACCATTTGCAAACTACCAAGACAATCAGGTAAGTCTACAGTTATGGTATCATATTTGTTACATTACGCACTATTCAACCCCAGTGTAAATATCGCAATCCTTGCCAATAAGGCTGCAACAGCAAGAGACTTACTATCACGTTTGCAACTTGCTTATGAACATCTACCCAAGTGGTTGCAGCAAGGGGTAATGAGCTGGAACAAAGGTTCCTTGGAGTTAGAAAATGGTTCAAAAATTTTGGCGTCATCAACTAGTGCGAGTGCTGTTCGGGGCGGTAGTTATAATATTATCTTTCTTGATGAATTCGCATATGTACCATCAAATGTTGCAGAACAATTTTTTAGTTCAGTATACCCTACTATAAGTTCTGGTAAGACAACGAAGGTTATGATTGTTTCCACCCCACATGGTATGAATATGTTCTATAAGTTGTGGGTAGATGCAGAAGAAGGCCGTAATACTTATATACCGATTGAGGTTCATTGGAGTGAAGTTCCCGGCCGGGATGATAAATGGAAAGAAGAAACAATCAGAAACACCTCTCAATCTCAGTTCAATACAGAGTTTGAGTGTGAGTTCCTTGGTTCTATTGATACTCTTATTACACCCCATAAACTTAAACAGTTAACATATCGATCACCGAAACAGTCTAGTGGAGGTCTTGATGTTCATATTCTACCACAAGAAGGTCACACATACATTATCACAGCTGATGTTTCACGGGGAACATCAAACGATTACTCAGCATTTGTCGTTGTGGATGTGAGTGAAATACCGTATAGGGTTGTCGCAAAATATCGTGATAATGAAATCAAACCTCTCATATTTCCATCTAAAATCTATGACACTGCAAGAGCATACAATCAAGCATTTGTATTGATTGAGGTTAATGACATTGGAGAACAGGTTGCTAACGCTATGCAGTTTGACTTGGAGTATGATAACCTAATTATGGCTTCCATGCGTGGACGGGCAGGACAAGTCCTTGGAGGGGGCTTCAGTGGTGGTCGAGCGCAGTTGGGGGTAAGAACCACAAAGGCAACAAAGAAGATTGGTTGTTCAAATCTAAAGCAGTTGGTTGAGGATAATAAACTTATTATTGAGGATTACGAATGTATCAATGAGTTGTCAACCTTTATTGTTAAGGGTGCATCCTTTGAAGCTGATGATGGATGTAACGATGACCTTGTTGCATGTCTCTTTATCTTTGCATGGGTCACAGACCAACAGTATTTCAAAGAATTGACTGACAGTGATATCCGTAAAACAATGATGTCTGAGCAACAAGATGCTTTAGAGCAGGATATGGCACCATTTGGTTTCATAGTAAATGGTCTTGAAGATGAGAATATCGGAGAAATGGTAGACGAATACGGAACCCGTTGGTCACCCTTTGTAAGAGACAGTTCTGGAAGTTGGTAATATCCTAAATAAATTCAATTAAATCATGATGTTTTTTGATGTAGCAATTGGAACATAAAATAACAGATTGATCAATTAGGTGAAATACCTCTTTGCGACTAGCATCACTTGTTCCAACTCTCTTGGATACTTTTCGTATCTCTGCATCATGGGGCCAGAATTTGAGACAGACATGCTCTGCCTCACCACAGTGAACACATGATTTTTCGGTGAGAAATTCATTTAGAAGGTATACTCGCTTTTGATAATTTCTTCGTGAAACCTTCTTGATAGTCTCTTGGTATTTTTCATAATGTTCATTCATAATTCTATTTATATGATATAACACTTATAAAAGGGAGTTATGTAAAAGATGTTTTTTATAAATATCTGTATAACAAATAACTCTCTTTAAGTTAGGAGTAAAGACATGGGATTTTTAGTTTCACCCGGCGTTCACGTTAGGGAAATCGATCTTACAAATGTTGTTCCTGCTGTATCTACGTCTATTGGCGCAATTGCCGGACCTTTCCAAAAAGGCCCAGTAAGTTCAATTACTGCCATTAGTTCTGAAGTACAGCTGTTACAAACATTCGGTAAACCAAACAGTTCAAATTTTGAGTTTTGGTTCACAGCTGCAAACTTTTTGCAGTATGGTGACGCTCTTCGGGTGGTTCGTGCAGAATCAGCCATTCTAAATGCTGGTGCGAGTGCGGGTGTTCTCATTCGTGACGATGACCATTATGAAGTATCCTTTGCTACGGATACGGGATTACACACAGCAAATGATTGGGTTGCTCGTACTGCTGGCACTCATGGTAACGCACTTGCTGTTGATACATGTTCAAGTGCAAGAGCATTTAGTCAACAACTAGGTACACTCAACTTGGTTGATACTGCTGGTGCAATTGGTGATACAACTATTACAGTTGATGATCAAAACGCAACAGATGCAACAATTGCAATTGGTGATATCATCCAGTTCTACACAGCAAGTGCAATTGTTGCGACAACAAACGGTGCAATTACAACTGCTACCAAAACCCTTACAGTTGACACTGTTACGGGTACTCTTGCAGTTGGCCAACGTGTCCTTGGCGCAGGCATCTCTGATGGTGATGAAGTGGTTAAGATTGCCACAGTTACTTCGCAGACTGCTCTTATCCTTGATAAAGCAATCACGGTTGAAGACAATATTCCTCTTGCATTTACAACAAATGCAGCAGTAGAAAGTGGTAATGTAGAATACGAAGTTACTGCTGAAGCTTCAGATGTATTGACTATTCGACTTCTTGACGATCCCGGCGGTGCTGGACTTCAAACAATTATTCCTGATAACTCATTTATTCGCCGTCGTTGGCGTTTCAGTGATCTTTTTGACGCTGCACCCGGCACAACAGATTGGGCAATTGCAAATGGTCGTGGTGAATTAGATGAAATTCATGTTGTAGTTTATGATAAAACAGGTGACATCACAGGTTATGATGTTGATGTTAAAGGACAACGTACATCTTCAGTTATAGAAGTATGGCCTTCAATGTCTAAAAACTCTTCTGGAAAGACAATTCAAGGTGGTAATAATTACTATCCAGATGTCATCTTTCGTGGTTCCAACTTCATTTACCACACAGATCATAATAGTAATGGTTCTAACTGGGGTACAGATGTTGCCACAGGTACGGACTACACACTAGTAAGTGGTGTTATTAGTGATGCCTTTACAGGCGGGACAGATGATTACTCTGTAACTGCTGGTGAGCTTGAACTTGCATATGATAAGTTTGGGGACACAGAAAATGTTGACGTTAATTTGATTTTAGGTGGGCCAAGTAGTGGTGTTGCAGATACAGAAGCTGGTCAGGATACCTTTGTAACAATGATCACAGACCTTTGTGAATTGCGGCGGGATTGTGTTGGTTTTGTATCTCCTTATCGAAGTGCAGTGGTTGGTGTTACATCATCCATTACTCAAACAGATAATGTAAAAGATGCATTTGATAAATGTCCATCATCTTCATATATGGTATTCGACAGTGGATACAAGTACATGTATGATAAGTACAACGATGTGTATCGATTTGTTCCTTTGAACGGTGATACTGCTGGTCTTTGTGCATTTACAGATATGGTTGCTGATCCTTGGTTCTCACCTGCTGGTTATAATCGTGGCAATGTTCGCAGTGCAATTAAACTTGCATACAACCCACAGAAGGCAGATCGTGACATTCTTTATAAGGCTCGGATCAATCCAGTGGTTGATTTTCCTGGCCAAGGTGTTACACTCTTTGGCGACAAGACTGCTCTTTCCAAACCAAGTGCATTTGACCGTATTAACGTGCGTCGGTTGTTCCTTGTTCTTGAAAAGGCAATTGCTACTGCTGCTAAGTTCCAGCTCTTTGAGTTCAATGATGAATTTACCCGGGCTCAGTTTCGTAATCTGGTAGAACCTTTCTTGCGGGATGTACAAGGTCGTAGAGGTATTTTCGACTTTAAGGTAGTTGCTGATACAACTAATAATACTGGTGAGGTCATTGACCGTAACGAGTTTATTGGTGACATCTACA